AGTGGCGTGTGATACCGGGGGCGCCATACGGGGGAAGAAAGTAGACCTCTACATGGCCAGCCGAGGCGAGTGCATAAGCTGGGGTCGGCGGATAGTGATAGTGAGGATTGAGGGGGAGGCGGGGAGATGACATATCAGGATTTCCTTCAGTCGAAGCGTCCGAAAAACGACTTCCACGGAATCAACTCTGACATAAACGAGATCAATCAAATCCTCTATCCATTCCAGCAAATTATTGTCGGCTGGGCTCTTCGCAGAGGCCGGGCTGCTCTCTTCGAGGATTGCGGGCTTGGAAAAACGTTCCAACAGCTGGAGTGGGCCCGGCTGGTCTGTAATTACACTGGTGGCAGTGTCCTAATCCTGGCTCCCCTGGCCGTTGCTACTCAGACCAGGACCGAAGCTGGGAAGTTGGGGATCTCTATCACGATTTGCCGGACTCAGGCGAACGTGAAACCGGGGATTAATATCACAAACTATGAGATGCTACACCACTTCGACCCGAAAGCTTTTCAGGGAATAGTGCTGGATGAGTCCAGCATCCTGAAAGCATTCTCCGGTAAATATAGACAAGAGATCACGAAGTTTGGCAGTCAGATTGAGTACCGACTGGCATGCACAGCGACCCCGGCACCCAACGACCTGATAGAGATTACCAATCACGCTGAATTCCTCGGGGTGATGAGCGGGAAAGAAATTATCGCCCTGTACTTCACGCAGGATGGGAATACGACTCACCACTGGCGCCTCAAGGGGCACGCAAAGAAAGCATTTTGGAAGTGGGTGGCTACCTGGTGCGTGGCAATTCGGAAGCCATCTGACATTGGGTACGACGATGATGGTTTTATCCTGCCACCGCTCAACCTGATACAGCATACCGTCGAGGTGGGGAAGCCTATTGGCCGGCTCTTTGCGGTCGAAGCGGAGACCTTAGAAGAGCGCCGGGAAGCCCGGAAGGGATCGACCAGCCTGCGAGTGACTGAGGCCGCTCGGATTGTTGCTGAGAAACCGGATGAAAACTGGCTGATATGGTGTGACCTGAACCGTGAGAGCGAAGCCCTACGGAAGGCGATCCCTGGCTCCATCGAAGTGAAGGGGAGCGATACTCCGGAGTATAAGGAAAAGGCCCTGCAGGGATTTTCCTCCGGAGCGAACCGGATTATGATCACCAAACCGAGTATCGCAGGTTTCGGAATGAACTGGCAGCACTGTAGCAACGTCGTATTTGTCGGGTTGTCCGATAGTTATGAGCAGTTCTATCAGGCAGTACGCCGGTGCTGGAGGTTTGGGCAGCAGAATCGGGTCAACGTCCATATAGTGATTGCCGAAACCGAAGGAAAGGTCAAAGAGAACATCCAACGGAAAGAACTGCAGGCTCAGGAGATGTTCGACGAGATTGTGAAAAACATGGACGGCCTGCAGCTTTACGGACCGTCGAACAGAGAGGAGATGATTTATACAGTGGATCAGGAGAAGGGGAAGGGCTGGCAGCTCTACATGGGGGACAGCGTGGAAATGATTGATCAGGTTCCGGATAACTCCTGCGGCCTGACGATATTTTCACCGCCTTTTCCGGGGATGTATGCCTATACAAACTCACCTCATGACATAGGAAACACAACCACGATAGACCAGATGGTTGAGCACTTTAAATACCTAGTGACTAAGGATAAACTCATGCGGGTAATAATGCCCGGGCGCCTCTGCTGCATCCATCTGTGCCAGCTGACGGCCATGAAGTCCAGGGAAGGATATATTGGACTCCACGACTACCGGGGCAGAGTGATCGAGGTTATGAATGAGGCCGGCTGGATTTACGCCGGTGAAGTGACCATCGACAAGAATCCTCAGGTCCAGGCCGTCAGGAATAAGGAGCGAGGCCTACTATTCAAGTCCCTTGCCACTGATTCTTCGATGATGCGGATGGCACTGGCCGATTACCTAATTTACTTCCGGAAACCTGGAGATAACCCAGTTCCGATTCATGCAGGGATATCAAAGAAATATAACCCAATGGGCGGTTGGATCACTGAGGAGCAATGGATTGAATGGGCGGCTCCGGTGTGGTACAGACAGACGAAAGACTACCCGGGAGGTATTCGGGAAACTGACGTGCTCAACGTAAAGCAGGCCCGGGATGCCGACGACGAGCGTCACCTTTGCCCCCTGCAACTGGGGGTGATTGAGCGGGCAGTGATGCTATGGTCGGCTCCGGATGATATAGTGTTAGATCCCTTTGCTGGCATTGGCTCGACTGGTTATGAGGCTATTAAATTAGGTCGGCGATTTATCGGCATCGAACTAAAAGAGAGTTACTTCCGGGCGGCGGCCAAGAACCTACAGGGAGCCAAAAGGCTTAATGAGCAGATGACCATTGATGATGTGTTGGAGGGATGATCGCAGATGTCTAAATGCCTATCCTGTGGAGCCGAAACCGAAAACCTGAGAATGTACTGCACCGCCTGTCTGGTGCGTGATGCGAAGGGCAAATACGCAGGTACTTCCTTGGCCGATATGATCAGGCAGATGTACCCGGAGGAGTATTGGCGGGGGTATCGGTGGGAGCAAAGTACCCTGGATGATGGGCTGGGGGTGGGGTAATGACCGGCTACTGCAAGCGGCACGGATTGCATTTAATGGCATGGGACATAAAGCGTCGAGGGTGCCAGTGCTGGTTTAAACAGAGAAAGTATGGCAGAGAGGTATGCAAGTGGTTGAAGGTTGAGAGGGAGAAAATTGCGGGGGTGGGGTAAATGTCCATAGTATTTGGTGGTGGCGAGGAGGCGGTCTTATGAGTGAGCTTTTGCGTCTCCACATGCACATCGAGCTGATGAAGGGACGGTTGGTGAAGATGGCCGAGAGGTACGGGGTGAACCATCCCCATACCCTGGCCTACAGCCGGAGAGTAGATCATGTGATTATTGATTTTGAGCGGTTGAGGAGGGCGGCATGATGAGTGAAGCAAAAGAACTGGCCGAAAATGAAGCGGTGAAACAGTCGACTACTCAACTACCAATACCTCTGCGGTATTTGCTCCTCGTAAGCAAGGAAAAGATGATGGCGGAAATCGAGGAGCTCTGGTACCAGCGTGAGATGTTGCGGAAGTTCCTGGCAATCGAGGACCAGGAGCTCTGGGCCGCACAGCATCAAGCTGACGGGCTGGCTGCGGTGGTGAGCGAGTTGGTCAGCGAAATCGAGGAGCTTCGGGAAAGGGATTAAATATACAGACAGTGACGAGGAACATCCATCATTGCGTGATTAGTAGGAGGTCCAGATATGGCACGACCATTAAAAGAAGGCATGGATTATTTTCCTCATGATACCGATGCCGCAAATGATGAAAAAATAGAGGCGCTGCGTGCTTTACATGGCAATGATGGATATGCCTTCTATTTCATCCTTCTGGAGCGCATTTATCGAACATCTAGTGCGGAACTGGATGTATCAAAAACTGCTATATTAGCTGCCCTGATTAAGAAAATTGGGGTCAGTATGGATAAGTTTAATGAGATATTAGAAACAGCTTTCGATATTAATTGTTTAGATCGTGAGCAATATGAAAATCGCTGTGTCCTGACTAGCAATGGTATTAGAAAACGGTTTACTGAAGTTAATAAAATAAGAGAAAACTGGCGGAAACGTAAGGAGAGCCGGGAGGAAAACTATAGGGAAAACCATAAGGAAAACCCCGGAGATAACCCTGGAGAAACCCGACAAAGTAAAGTAAAGGAAAGTAAAGAAAAGAAAAGTAAAAAAGAGAGTAAGGATCTCCCGTCCGTGACGGAAGTTTCTTTTGCCGACAATGTGAAAATGACAGAAGCAGAACATTCGAAATTGATTGATAAATTTGGCCCGGCCGACACTGGTCGCATGATTGAAATATTATCCGGCTGGAAACATGAAACAGGTAAAGGAGTAACAAAAAAAGACTATGCCTCAGATTATGGGGCGATCATGAATTGGGTGGTTGTCCGAATGAAAGAGGATAAATCCAGGGCAGCTCCTATAGCACCGGTTGATAATAAAGAGTCTAAATATACAGACCTCTACGTGACGTGAGGTGATACCCATGCCGAAATATAAAGCATCACGGGTGCAAATATCAGAACATGCTCGGCAGCGTTGGCTGGAGCGGGGTGGCCAGGATAATCTTACGTCCAGCTGGGTAACGAAACGCCTTAAAGAGGTTTTACCGCTCGGGATGACGGTGCTGGAAGAAGCTGTGCGGGTACCAATGGATGATATACGAGATGTGGTGTGTGTACCAAATACAGGGGCAGAGGGAGGTGGCTGGACATGTGTGACAGTGAAATACCGGCAGAAAGAGAGCGCATAATGGCCCGGTTGATACTGCCCGGGCGGCCAATGACGAAAAAGAACTCGGAGCAGATCATCCGGAACGCCAGGTCTGGGAAACCCGGCATCATTCAGTCTCCCCAGTATCGCCGCTATGAAGAAGCCTGCCTCTGGTATCTGCTGAGTTTCCGGGCGCCACGCTTTATTGGACAGGTGCATGTGACGGTATCGTACTGGATGCCGAACCGGAGGAGTTGGCCGGATTTGATAGGACTTGAACAATCAACCGCGGATATCTTGGAGAGGGCAAAGATAATCGTAAATGATCGGGACATCGTGAGTTGGGATGGGTCAAGGATCGCCGGTGTCGATAAAGATAACCCGAGGACAGCGATCGAGATTGAGGAGGTGAACTATCATGATCATCAAGCGCGAATGGGATAGCAAAAAGGGGTATCCGGGCCTGCTTGGATTTGCGCCGAAATATACTTGCACCGGCTGGTTTCTTTTTGGGATTATACCGTTGTTTATCACAAGAGTTAGTAATTACTAAGGAGATTGAGATAGCCGTCAGTAGCGCGTTGGAATGGGCAAAAGAGAGGGAGGAGTCGCTATGCAGAACAAAAAGCAGAAGCAACAGTCAAATATCGAAGCCATAATTGCGCGAGCAGTCAAGGCAGGGATAGAAGCCGGCCGCACACAAGCCGGACAAGCTCCAGTTGACGCCTACAGGGCTACAGAGCGGCGCCTATACGCACTACCTACCCTATACAAAAAGGTAGAGGACGAAAGACAGCACTTGGAAGAGCTGCAGCAGTCAGGTTTTCATGAACGGAGCAAAGATATTGCCAGGTTCAACCGCTCAGGAGTACGGCTGACGTTGGAAGAAAAGCTAGAAGCGCTCATCCAGGATATCCTGGCCACCATTGCTGCCGACGAATATGAGATTGCCACAATAAAAAAAAGCCTAGAAATTATCGAAAACGATGCTTATTATTTTCTTGTCAAGAGGCATTATTTCGATGGTGTATCGGATGACGATATAGGGGTAGACATCAAACGGGATCGGACTACCGTGTGCCGTCAAAGAGGCCGTCTTATCAGGATCTTGGCTGTTTGGTTCTATGGGGCGCAGGCTCTCTGAGCGACAGAAAACAGGGCGAAAAAATAATGCTTTACACGTGCACATTGACCGTGTTATACTCTTTATGATGAAAAACTGTGCAACGAAGAGCCGTCCGAGATGGGCGGCTCTTTTATTTTACTTGAAATAATCGAGGTTTTGACATTGGTAATAGCACATCAACGAGGCCATGAGATTTATTGGGACGGTTATATCTGGAGGTATACCGACAATGGCCATTTGTTTGATGACAGAAGGCCCTGTATAAAGTGCGGTAGGATGCCAACACCTGACGGTTATGACCCTTGCCTTGGCTATATCGAAGGCGCAACGGCGGCATGCTGTGGGCACGGGGTTGAAGAACCATATACCATTTATAGCGTTGGCAGTGATCTCCATGATGTTTCCCAAACCGCACCGGATAGTTGATCGCAAAGCAATTAAGGCATTCACGCCGGATCAGTATAGAAATAACCAGGAGGCACTACTATGGCCACAAGCAAATATAAGGGCCGGGTTAAAGACCGGTTCTATGAGATTGAGCAATGGCTGGATAAGGGCCTCTCTGAAGCGCAGATCATTAAGAACCTGGGGATAGGTAAGACCAGTTGGGAGAACTACAAACACAAACACAATGAACTAACTGAGGTATTAAAAAAAGGTCGGCAGACGCAAGTAACAGAGGTAGCAAACTCTCTCTTTAAAGCAGCCACTGGTTATTATTATTATACGGACGAAGCAAAGACCGTCAAGGATCCAGACGGTGGGGAGCATGTGGAAAAGGTCACGCTAAAGAAGTTCAAAGGGCCAGAGACAGCCGCCATGTGTTTCTTCCTGAAGAACAAGGATAAACACAACTGGGCAGACAATCCGCAGGGCATGGATATAAAGCGGGAAGAGTTGGAGATACGAAAGCAGGAAAGCGAATTTAAAACGTGGTGATGGAATAACCAAGGAGATGATTTAATGGCGTTAGCAGAATCTTTAACGATATCAGTTCACGTGAGAACATGTAAGATAATCAACTGGTTATCTGCAAAAGCACTTATTTGTTTAGTGCGGTTGCACCTGATAACGCCGGGCCAAGCGATTGAAACATTTAAATGCTTGATTGAGCAAACCACCTGGATCAGGCTTCATGCTTCATGGTGAAATATAGCATCATCAAGTCATTCTATGCGCGTGAATGCTGGCAGAGGTTCAGGGCAGTAGTCATCGCAGAACGTGGCCCTGTGTGCCAGGAGTGCGGCAGAGTGATAGGTAGTCCAATGGACTGCACACTACATCACATCAAGGAACTAACACCTGAGAACGTATCAGACGTAACAGTATCGTTGAACCCCGAGAACATCCTGATAGTCGATCATGACTGTCACGACCGTTTGCATCATCGGTTCGGTCATCAATCAGAACATGGCGTGTCTATCGTCTACGGTCCACCGATGTCAGGCAAGACAACCTATATCAGACAGTACATGAACCGGGGTGACCTGGTTGTTGATATGGACAGGTTGTATGAGGCGGTATCATTACTGCCCGAGTATGACAAGCCCGACAACCTACTCAGCAACGTGATGGGCATACACAATCAACTGATAGATAACATCAAAACAAGGTATGGCAAGTGGGGAAGCGCCTGGGTGGTTGGAGGGTATGCAGACCACTACAAGAGAGATCAGTTAGCCAACAACTTAGGGGCAGAGTTAATCTTCTGTGATGTCAGCAAAGAGGAATGCCTATCAAGACTTGAGATGGACGAGGGCAGACGGTGCCGCAAGGATGAGTGGACGAAGTATATCGGTCAATGGTTTGATAGATACACGGCCTAGGCCCCCCCGGTCACGTAATGGTAAGCAATCCGAAGGGACCGTGGAAGGGTTGCATGTAGAGGGCAGACCGTAAATTCTCAAATCGGCTGGAGGAATTTGGAAACATGCCAAAAACAGATGAAACACAAAAAGGCCAGATGAAACAAGACGTATATCAGGCTGAATTGGAGAAATTAACCATTACATTCAAAGACATTGAGGAACCAAAACGGCAATTAGTCAGTGGTCTCATCATGGACGCCGCATTCCTCTTCGCTGAGAATGCCATATTACGTCAGTCATTGGTTGAGACCGGCATGGTCAAGGTACATCCCAATTACCCGGATATCCAGAAGCCGGTCGAGTCATCCCGGCAATACCTGAAAAACGTCAATTCCTACGCTGTGATTATCAAAACACTCAATGGTGTGTTGTCAAAGAATCCACTTGATGATGGTGACGACGGTCTGGATGAGTTCGAATGATTACTGAACACAATGGTACTCACTCCTGGTTGCTTGAATATATTTCCAAGTGCAAATCTGGGGAGATAATAGTTGGCAACGAATTGATGCAGCAGTTGGACATACATCTGGATGAATTTGATAACCCCAACATCAAAATTGACTTCACTGAGGCCCACAAGCGCATCAAGTTCATCGAAACTCAGTGTAAGTTCTACGAAGCGCCTTTTGCCGGCAAACCTTTTATTCTGATGCTGTTTCAGAAAGCATTTATCGAAGCCATTTACATCTTTAAGATTTATGATGATGAGGTTGGTCGCTGGGTAAGAAAATACCAGGACATCCTTCTCCTGATCTCCAGAAAATCCGGTAAGACTCCACTGGTCGGGGCCATCGACCTTGCGGAGTTTTTTTGTGGCCCACTTGGAATTAAAATTCTTTGCAGTAGCAATGACTATGAGCAAGCGGATCTGATGTTTCAGGCCATTGATGCAATGCGGGAGGAATCACCAGTTGTCAGCAGGGTAACCCGTAAGAATATTAAGGGAATATTCTTCGGCAACCCCAAAAAACCGAAGCACAGCGGCAAGTTCTCCTACAAGAACAAGGGCAATATCAGGAAGATATCATCAAAGACAGGTGCAAAAGAGGGTCGTAACATTGGCGTAGGTTCGTTTGATGAATGCCACGAACTGAGGGATGATACCTCAATCATGCCGATCCGCCAGGCCTTATCAACGCAGGACGAACCGCTGTACTTCGAGTTGACCACAGAAGGGTTTACGAACGACGGCTACCTGGACCACCGACTGATTGAGGCTCGGCAGGTCCTAGACGGCCAACTTGAGCGGCCCCGCTGGTTGATATGGATTTATACACAGGATAATGAGGCCGAGATATGGCAGGATGAAAAGTCCTGGGTGAAGAGTAATCCAGGCCTAGGTACGATCAAGAAGTGGTCATTCCTGCGGCGCCTGGTTGAAGAAGCAAAGACAGATAAATCGACTCGAGCTTTCGTGCTGGCCAAAGATTTTAATATTAAGCAGAACAATGCAACAGCCTGGTTGAGTGATACGGAAATCACTAATGTGGAAACGTTTGACCCTGAAATTCTGCGTGGTTGTGTTGGAATCGGCGCCGTTGACCTGGCAGAAACCACTGACCTGGTATCGGCAAGGATGATGGTCATGCGCCCGGGAGACCCGCACAAATATATGATACAACAGTATTTCATCCCGGAAGTAAAGCAAGACCTAAGCGATGATCATATGGATTATCTACAATGGGCACGTGATGGATTGCTTCAAATATCGCCTGGTAATGACAATGACTTTAGTTTGATTACTGATTGGTTTATATATGTGGTTAAGCAGTTAGGCATCCGGCCATACAAGATCGGCTACGATAATGCCCTGGCTAAATACTGGGTAAAGGATATGTCCGATATGGGCTTCGACATGGAACGTATCCCGCAGGAGCGGCACGTGATGTCCAGCCCAATGAAGTTAGTAGAGGCCGACCTGCGGGGCAATCTGATCAACTACAATAACAACCCAATCGACAGATGGTGTTTGTCCAACACGGCATTCAAAATTGATTCTATGGGCTTGATAATGCCAGTCAAAGTACAAGGGGAAGCCATAAACCGGATCGACGGAGCGGTGACCATGATCATTGCTTACGCGGTCCTCATGCAATACAGGACAGAATATATGAACCTGGTAAATGGTTAAGGCGGTGATGATTTGAAAAAAATAATCAAATATATCGACGATATTCTCTTCACCCTCGGGGTGATTTCTTTATCTCTCGGCGGGTTTCTGATTTATATACCGGCAGGGTTTGGCATCTTAGGTATCTGTCTCATGACATACTCTTTTATGTTTGCCAAGGCAGCAGCAAGAGGTGGTGGTAAATAATGCTGTTACAAACCCTATTTAAAAACAATGTGAAATCGGGCGGGATGACAACTGCGAAGTTTCTCGATGCATACAGCCCGATCTTCACCCAGTTTGGGCGTTCTATCTACGCATCTGATGTGGTGCAGACCTGTATCGACTGCATCGCAACCGAATGCAGTAAATTACAACCCCAACACGTCACCATTGATGACAACGGGTTGCCGACGCCACTGCAGGGGGATAACTTCAACCGTCTATTTCGGTTTGCTCCTAACCCGATGATGAGTACCCGGGACTTTATTGAAAAGGTTATCTGGCAGTTGTACCTCAATTACAACTCCTTTATCTATCCGACCTACTATGTGACAACGGACGCCCGGGGAAATCAAAGCCGGTACTATACAGCCTTCTGGCCGCTCAATCCGATCACTGTTGAGTTTCTACAGGACATAACAGATACTCTGTTTGTCCGGATGACCTTTTATAATGGCAGTCAATTTACATTACCTTATGCTGACGTTATTCACCTGAGAAAAAAATTCTCTATATCAGATGTTATGGGCGGCGGGTTTAATGGCCAGCCGGATAATGCGTCGCTTCTGAGTGTGTTGCAAACTAACGACACGGTGATACAAGGGATAGGCAAGGCGATCAAGACAACCCTGGCGGTCCGCGGCATCATGAAAATCAATACCCTGCTCGATGATGATAAGCAAAAAGCCGAGCGCATGAAGTTTGAGAAAACCATTAATGACAGTGATGCTAGTACTGCAATCCTAGCAACGGATATGAAAGGTGAGTACACACCGCTCACAATCGATCCAAGGGTGATCGATAAAGACACAATGGAGTTCCTGGATAGCAAGGTACAACGGTGGTTTGGGGTGTCGCTGGCCATCCTGAGTGGGGATTACACTGACGAGAAATACCAGGCATTCTACAACAAGACTATTGAGCCGGTGGCAATCAGTTTAGGGCAGGCTTTCTCAAGTGCAATCTTTACCCAGCGGGAGCAGGACATCGGCCATGAAATCAAATTTTATTATTCCAACCTTGAACTGATGACGACGGCAAATAAAGTGGCTTTCGTCACGTCACTTGGCGACCGTGGCATTCTGACTGACAACCAGATCCTGGCCCTGTTTGGAATGACACCGTTTGAGGATGGCAACGTGAGGCATATGAGTCTTAACTATATAGATGCTTCGCTGGCAAATACATATCAGATGGCGAAAGTAAAAAGTGGAACGCCTGAAGGAGGTAAACAGCAGTGAGTAAAAAAAATAAAAACCTACCGGTGAAAAACGAGCCGGAAATGCGTAGTTTTTCCATGCCGGATCTGACAGCGGATCCCGAGGGTAATGTAATCCAAGGTCATGCTGCCGTGTTCAATCAGGTTGCAAGCATCGGCGGCTGGTTTAATGAGATTATTGAGCGAGGCGCCTTCGACAAGACTGATTTTACTGATGTCCTTTTCAGCATCAACCACGATCTTGACGAAATTCCACTGGCTCGGAGTCGCAACAATAATGCAAACTCAACATTGCAGTTGCAGGTTGACGACCAGGGACTTAATACCAAGGCGACACTTGATATTGAGAATAACGGTGATGCAAAGGCGCTTTATGGTTCTATCGGCAGGGGTGACATCAACGGGATGTCGCTGATTATGTGTGTCCGGGAGGATAGTTGGGAAGGTCTGGACACCGATATACCTACCCGCCATATCATCAACATATCCAAAGTCATTGAAGTAGCTGCGGTATCAATGCCCGCCTATGACGGGACTGATATAAATGCTCGGGATCAGCGCGCACTGGATAGTGCGGCAAGGGCACTGGAGAGTGCCCGGTCAAAGCTGGATAGCTTAAAAAACGAGCAGGAAGTAAGGCAAAAGGAAATTGAAGTGCTCCGATTGAGGGCACAAATAATATCAAAGGAGACAACCTAAAATGAAAAAGAAATTACTGGCCATGCTCGCCAAAAAAGAGCAGAGAAAAACAGAACTGGTCACGAAGTCTACGACCTCGGAAGATGTCGCTGAACTCCGCAGCATCAGCATCGAAATGGAAACCTTGAATGGTGAGATTGCAGAAATCCGCAACATGATTGCAGAGACCCCCGATGAGGTCATACCTGCCGATCCCAGTCATCAGGACCCGACTCCGCCGGCTGGAGAACCGCAACAGAGAAGTGCACAGATTCCGCAAGGTCAGTTTAGTCCTCTGGGCACCTATCAGGTGAGAACACTGCCTGATGCTCCTGGAGAGAAGAGAACATCTGACTTCGCACCAATGGACTACCAGGAAGTTTGCGGAGCACCTGAATACCGTTCTGCCTATCTGAAGAGATTGCAGGGCAAGACACTGAACGAGATCGAGAACCGTGCCATCGTTGCTGAGGCTGAGAAGCGCGCCATGACCACCGGTGCTGGTTCTGCCGGTGCAGCCGTTCCGACCACGACCTATGACAAGATCATCGAGAAACTGCGCCAGACTAGCGTATTATTCCCGTTGATTCAGGCTACCTACATCCCTGGTAACGTTGTACTGCCAGTTGCCAACGCGGTAACGGCTGCCGTCTGGGATGACGAAGCACAGGCCGCGGTATATGGTGATGATACCGTACTGCCGGTTTCCCTGGCAGGGTTTACTCTCGCCAAATATGCCCAGTTGTCCATCGCTACCCAGGTAATGACCATCGATGCGTTTGAGGCGTACATCGTCAACCAGATTGGCAATCAACTGGCTATCGCAGTTGAAAACGCCATCCTGAATGGTCTTGGTCCGACGCCAGGTGGCGGCAATAAGCCACAACCGACTGGCATTCTGACCGGTGTCGCATGGGATGGCACCAACAGCCTGACTTATAGCGCCACAACTGGACTGGCCTATGATGATTTTGTTAACCTACGGGCAAAACTCGGTACCGTGTACCGCCCTGGCTCTCAGATCATCATGAACAGTGGCATGGAGGCTCAACTGTTTAAGATTAAGACGAGCACAGGCAAACCGATCTTTACTCAGGATCCTCAGAACGGATTCATCCAGAAGATCCTGAACACTCCGTATCTGGTTGATGACTACATCCCGGATGCGACTGTTCTGCTGGCCCGGCTGGATTACTACTACATGAACTTCTCTCAAGCTCCGGTCATTGAGGCCGACAAGAGCGCAGGATTCGGTTCTGCCAGTATCCTCTATCGTGGTCTGTTGATCGCTGATGGGAAACCCGCATTATCGGAGGCCTTCGTGAAGATGACACAAGCCGCTTAATTGGTAGGTAGACAAGAACAATGAGGCAGAGTTAAATGCTCTGCCTCTAATTTTAGGAGGTAAAATCATGGGACTTGCACCTTTCAATAGAAGCATGGGCGAACTACTGAGCACAGATGCACCGGGCGTTTCCGCTATTGAGGCCTTCCTGGCTCACATACAGATACCGGCCGCCAGTGCAGTGGCCCTGAATGCTGCCGGTGTCCTGGTTGCGACTGCATTAACCGTCGCTGTGCAGGCAATAATCGTAGGCATTACAAACCCCGGAACACCCCGGAACGTCTCAATCATAGGCAACGCGGCTGGGATCGCTGGGAATGTCACCATCAAGGGTACCAACTACGCCGGAGCAGCGATAACTGAGACAATCGCACTGAACGGCGTGACCACGGTTGCAGGCGGCAGGGCATTTAAAACAATTACCGAAGTTGACCTGCCGATTCAGACCCATGCCGGCACTGATACCGTGAGCATTGGCCTGGGAAGTAAACTCGGTCTGCGGTATAAGTTGCCCCACAACACGGTACGGGCGGCTTATCTCAACAATGTGGTAGAAAGCACTGCGCCGACCGTGACAACTGATACCGCAAACATCGAGAGTAACACACTGTCCCTGGCCAGTACCCTCAACGGCAGCGTGGTTGACATCTATCTATACGTCTAAGGCGGTGATAACGTGAGTATCCTCACGAACCAGGAAGCGGCTGATATGCTACGTCTGCCGAACGCGGATGACTACCCGCAACTCAGTATCCTGTTGCCTTTTGTTGATGACTACATTGAAACATCAACCGGCCATGACTGGGCGGCAGACGCAACGATTGACCCGACCGCGAAGATGTTGGCTTCCGCATTGACTGTCCGATGGTTTGATGACCCGGGCCAAGTCGGCAGTGTATCAGATAATGACATCGGGGTTAAAAGTCTGGTTGGCCAGCTTCATGCCAAGGTCCTGCAGATGGTGACGCCATGAGCAAGATCAGTGTTGGCCAATTAACTCATAAAATCATAATCAATTACAATGCACAGCCTGCCCGGACGGATACTGATGGCAACCCATGGCCAGACTGGCAACTACTTGTCACTGCTATGGCAAAGAAAGTTATGTTGAAGGGTTTTCTTTATTTTCAAGCTGCAGCCATACAAGCAGAAGATGATGTTTTGTTCACAATTCGTTATCGTGAGGATATAAGGGCTGATATGCAGATCCTAGACGGTTGGGAGACATTTGAGGTTAAACTTCCACCTTTTGACACTGACGGTAGCAGGCAATGGATTGACATTCATGCAAGGGCGGTGCTTACAAATGGCGGTTAATGTTGAGATGTCAGGCATGGATGAACTGATGGCAAAGGTAGAAGCAATGGGATTAAAAGTCTCTAAGGTTGAAGGAATTGCACTCAAAGCCGCAGCCGAACCAGTCGCAGCAGATATGCGAAGTCTTGTAAAATTCAGTAATATAAACGAGTTGCATATCAAAGACGATATACAGATTTCTAATGTTAAGACCAAGGCAGGCGTTAAATATGTAGATGTTGGCCCTGTAAAAACAGCTTGGAGAGCTAAGTTTCTGGAATTTGGTACAAGCAAGATGACTGCAAAACCTTTTATGAGTCCTGCATACGAGCACAATAAGCAAAACATCCAAAAAATAATACAATCCTCTATTGAGGAGGCGCTGAAGGGATGAACTATAAGAAAATAATAAAAGATGCACTCGACCCATTAAAAACTCCATTATTCTTTCAGCACTCTACCTCAATAGTTTTCCCTTATATCACCTATTCTTGTTATAACGAGCAGGGCGAAGGCAAGGCAGATGATAAGCAAGCCGCAATAGGATATTATGTACAAGTCGATATTTGGAGCAAGACGGGAGATTATGACGCCCTAGCCGATCAGATAAAGTCTGCAATGATCGCAGTAGAATTCTATGATACGGTTTCGCAGGATCTCTACGAGGACAACAGTAAAATATTTCATAAGGCGATGCGTTTTGTTTGTGTAGAAGAAATTAAAACGGAGGGATAAATTATGATAAATGCAGGGACAGCCCCGGTTGTAGGCTTAAAAAATGTTGTCTATGCACTGCTTACGAAAGACGATGCTACTGGTGTAGTATATGGTCCGGTTAAACCACTGGTAGGTGCTATGACCGCCAAAATAGCACCTAAGGTTAGTTCGACACCAATATCATCTGATGATGCAGTCAGTGAAATGGTTTATTTCACTGGTACGACCTCAATCGAATTTCAACAGAAGAACATCCCACTTGAAGCACAGGCAGAAATGCTGGGGCATCAAATTGTTGCCGGCGTCATGATACGCAATAGTGCTGATATTGCTCCAGAAATTGCAATGGGATATATGAGTAAAAAAAATAACGGGGCATATGAGTATGATTGGTATTTCAAGGGAAAATTTGAGGATCCTGCTAAAGACCATGAAAGTCTCGGTGAAAAAGTTACCCCGAAGTACAAAACTTTAAAAGGGGAATTTTATAACCGTATTTTTGATGGCAATGCTTCTAAGCAGAGTGATACAGACTCAGTAGACTATGTTTCATCGATCGGTGCGAATTGGTTTACTTCGGTTGAACAAACAGCAGATGTTATAGCCCCGACGATCATATCCACAGTCCCGGTAACTGATGCCGCAGCGGTATCTCGTGCCTCAACGTTTGTTTGGACATTTAGCGAAAGCCTACTACCTTCTGTAGTTACTCCTAATAATTTCTATCTTGTTAGTACAGTGGATGGTTCAATGGTTCCTGCAAATGTTGTTTACAATGATACCACCAAGACAGTTACACTTACACCAATAACACAGCTTGCCGCTTCAACGAAGTATCTGGCTATTGCAGATAGCGCTGTAACAGACCTTGCAGGCAATCACCTAGTACAGGTCAACGAAACATTTACAACTGTTGCTTAACATTGTGGGGGCCTTAATTGGCCCCATCTAATTTTTACTTTGAAAGGATGAATAATAATGGCTATCATTTTAACTCTTGAAAAGTCAGTCGGGTTTGATGAAAACGGGAAAGAGAAAACCGAGAAAAAGATGTACATTGCTCCAAGTCCAAAAGCACGAATAGTCAGAAACGCTCTTGCAATGACTGAAATCATAGATACTAAGAATATGAAAACTGCTGATGTAGATAGTTTAATGAATTATATCGTTGACCTTTTCGGCAGGCAGTTTACTATTGATGACATATACGATGGCTTAGATGCTGACAAAATACAGTCTACGTTACTTGAATGCGTAGGTGGCATAGTGGGCACGATGGGAGCAAAACTCGAACAATTCCCAAACGCAACGGAGACGGGGAAGTAGGTGAGGATGAGCTTGTATCTCCATCAGATTTTATCAAGGGAATATATCTTGATTTAATAAATGATGCAGGGTGGACGTTAGAATCTATCGACGAGATGGACTTTTTCTACTACCTTGATTTGATGTTGTACAACTCAACAAATGAAAAAAGCGAATGGGATAAACCTTCGGCATATATTGATCAGATATAGTTGCAATCTTCCTTTTTTCACTATAATATGAAATAGGAAATGGGGGATTATAATAATAATATTGATAGTGATAGTGATGATTCTATTATTCATTGGTGGAGGGATAATAACGATTCCTGCACTATTAATACTTGCTGTAGTTGTATGCTTTTTACTAAAAAGGAACCGGAATAAGCGTAAAGAATTGTATTTAAATAAAGGGGGCGATAAAGACGTTTCAAGGTAAGGATAAGAAACTAGAAGAAGATGTTGAAATGTTCATCAATGAGTTTGAACTTTTTTCTCTAAATGAGTCTGACAAGAAAAATTTGGGAAAAATATTTTCAGTAAGACCAGATTTGAGCACTTTGGGAAAAATGAATGAAGTTACAAGAATACCATTTTTGAATCAATGGGTTACAATTAACAAACTAGCAGAAATAAGCAAAAAACTTGATAAATGATCACTAAAGAGCTTAGAGATAGGCTCTTTTTCATGTTCAAAGGTCTTAGAAATAAGGCTTTTTTATTTTGTCTAAAAGGCAGGTGACATAAATGGGCGAAGACGTACAAGGTATGGCGATCCGTATATCTATGGAAGATAGCTCATTCACCCAAGGTATGCAAAGTCTAAAAGCACAACTAGGTACAATTGACAGTGGTTTTAAATCAAGTATAGCCGGTGTTAAGGATTGGGGGACCAGCCTTGATGGATTAAAAGCCAATGCCACTGCTCTTGGCGAGAAAATCAATATTCAAAAGCAAATAGTAGAGCAATACCAAGCACAACTGGATAAATCAAAAACAAGCTTAGAAAAAAATTCCCAAGCTATGATGGACTTAAAAGGGAAAGTTGAGTCTGCAAAAACAGCATGGGAACAAAGCAAGGCAACCCTTGGCGAGAACGATGCTGCCACTTTGAAGTTGAAAAAAGACTATGATGATTTAGCTGCAAAATATAGTAGTTCTGAAAAAGTCGTGCTGAGCAATAGCAAGGCAGTTGAGGGCAATGCCACCCAGCTAAATAATGCCACTGGAAAATTAAAGACTATGGAAAGTGATTTGACTACTGTAGGCAACAAGCTTGATGAAGGCACTAAAAAGCAAGGCCTTTTTGCCCAGGCCTCTCAGAAGATGGGCTTGAACATGGATAACCTCAAGCCTGCATTCGGTGCTATCGGTCTAGCGGTAGGAGGATTTTTAAAAAGTGCAATTGATAGTGCTGGGGAAATGGAAAGCTCAGAAGCAGCCCTAAGACAGACGGTGAAATCAACTGGCGATGCTTGCGGATTATCAGCGAAGCAAATGGAAGATCTGGCACAAAAAGAGCAGGGAGTTTCTACTTTTTCTAAGGATACCATCGTATCAGGGGAAGCAGTGCTTGCAACATTTACAAACATTGGCAAGAAGGTTTTCCCTGAGGCCAGCCAGGCGATGTTAGATGTATCTCAAAAAATGGGAAAAGATTTGCCGACTACTGCGAAGGCGTTGGGTAAGGCTCTTAATGACCCTGTCGCTGGGCTAGGGGCATTGGGGAAAATGGGAATACAATTTTCGTCTTCTCAAAAAGAAACAATTAAAACGATGGTTAAAACAGGCGACACTGCTGGAGCACAAGGATTAATTATTGATGAACTTAATAAGAAATTTGGGGGCCAGGCATCGGCTGCAGCGAATACCTTTGAAGGGCACCAAAAGCAAATGAGCAATGAATTTAAAACTATGAAGGAAACTATCGGAGTCGCATTGCTGCCAGTTATAACACAACTATTAGGAAGCCTCACAAAGATGTTAGTACCAATAATTGATTTTATTTCAAAAAACCCAGGATTTACAGCGGCAGTTCTTGCAATTGTAACTGTTGTAGGCATACTGGTCGGTGGGTTAGCAATATTAAATATGGCTACACAGACATTTAGTATAACGCTAAAATTATCTATGTTGCCTACCATAGGACTGGTTATTTTGGCGATTGCGGCATTGGTTTTCATAGCTTTTGAAATTACTAAGAATTGGGGTACGATAAGTAAGTTTTTTATTGATCTGTGGAAAACGGTAAGCGATGCATTCTCATCGTTCTGGACTTGGCTCAAAGGTTTCTTTATTACATGGTATCCAGAGATCTTAGGGATTTTGACAGGTGGTCTTTTACTTATACCCCTTTTAATAATCCAGAATTGGGGTCCAATAAGCGCGTTTTTTGTTGGCTTATGGAATGGGATCAAAGATTTCTTAACTTCTGTATGGACAGGGATCGAAACTTTCTTAACTACGATATGGAACGACATCGTCTCGGTGGTAATGGGCATTGTTAATGGTTTCGTAGATGGCATAACTAATATTTTTAACAGCATGAAAGACGGTCTAGATCTAATCATGCAGGGGTTAAGCAATGTATTCGGTGGGATTTGGGATGTCATTAAAAATATCTTTTTAGGTGCAATTCTGCTAATTCTTGACCTAGTAACCGGGAACTTTGGGAAACTAAAAACTGATGCAGAAGGGATATTTAATAACCTGTCGGATGCCTTCGGCAAGATCTGGGATGGCATAAAACAGATCTTCACTGGCGCAGGCCAGGCCATATCTGGGTTTTTAACGTTGCTATGGACAGGGATCAAAAACGATGCTATATCAGCATGGAATAGTCTTAAAGATGCAGTAATTAGTATAGTGGGCCTCTTAGTGACCGGAGCGATAAATACGTTTAACGGAGTAGTTAATTTTTTCCGTAATCTTCCTGGTACTTTGTATGGCTTGGGGGTATCTGCTTTCAACAGCTTGAAAAGTGGCATAACTTCCGTAATGGGTACAATAGGATCCGCTGTTTCAAGCGGCTTCGATGGCGCCATAAGCTTTATAAGGGGATTACCGGGCCAGATGGTTCAGTGGGGCAAAGATATGATTAATGGAATAGTATCTGGGATTAAAAGCGCTGCTGGTGCAGTCGGAGCGGCAATTAATGGTGTTGCACAGGATATAAGAAAATTCCTTCACTTCTCTGTTCCTGATGAAGGACCGCTTGCCGACTATGAGAGCTGGATGCCAGATATGATGTCCGGCCTGGCCAAGGGCATTCAGAAAAGCAAGGGTCTGGTCACCGATGCCATTACTGGGCTCGGTGCGGATATGAACGTCGGGATACATGCCACCGCAATCCCATCGATGGCCGCAGCGACGGTCTCCGGCAGTATGGCAGGAAATACCTACGGACCCTCGATAACGATCATTAACCAGGGCACCATCGTAGGAAGCCGGGGTATGGATGAATTTGCAACCACAGTGAGCCGCAAGGTGGCTCAGACATTTGGGCGGTCCGTTGGGGGGTCGTTCTAATGGCCACCTCAATCGTCATCACACCGCCAGGGGGAATCCCATACACGGTAGCAGCATATCAGACCTGTAAAACGACCCTCTCGGTAGCCAACCGGGCAGGGTCGTTTAGTCTTATTCTCCCTAAGTCCACCAGCGACCTGATTGATGCTTTTCCTTACGGTTCCGACGTGAGGATTGACCAGGATGGTCACATATTCCGGGGCTGGGTTTTAAACCCCGCCAAGAACATAAACGGTCCGGTGAAGTACATTGAATTATCCGGGCCATGTTACACTGGGAGAACTCAGAAAATATTAGTCAACGAAGATTACACCAATCAGACCATCGACTTCATCATTAAGGACTTGTTTACAAAGAATTACCCGGAGATCAATCTGGAGAGTGTTGTGGCCTGTACCAAAGTGATCACGATCCAGTTCCGGGACCAGTTCCTGTTCAACTGCATCGAGAACCTTTGTCAGTTGGCCGGGGGCACATATAACTGGTACATCAGCGAGCCGATGCCAGTCACAGTTGACCCAGGACTAGGGGAAGCTGGTTGGTCTGAGAAGGTTGACATCTTCAGTTGCATTTCACCGAGGCCGGCGGATGATCTTTATCCGGGTGAAAATCTATTCCCGGGATAAGGGGGGTGATTCAATGCTTGTGATACACTTTTTCCCTATAGGCAGTCGGATCAACCCAGCGGTGTTAAGACCGGGAACCTATAAAAGAGGCACCGCCAATCTCACCCCTAACGCCGACAAGTTAGTAAACCGGCTCACGGTCAAGGGCGGCATGGCCCTTTCAGACCCCTATACCCAGGCAATCACCATCGGAGCGGATCCGATACCCCTGAATTATGTGCCAAGAGACCCGGCATCCGGTGGCTCCATAACTATTACCATCGGGGGAACTGCTAAGAGTCTCGGGATACAAAACATCGATCAGCCTGGGAGCTATGACTTCCTCTTGAATGCGACTGAAAAGCTTCTCGTCCCGGATCTTTGCACCAGCGGATCAGGAACCATCGTCTATAGTTATGAGTACCCGATCCGGTTTGTCATTGAGGATGCCAGCTCTATTAAAGCCCATGGCATATTCGATGACATCCTTACAGTTGATGCAACTGATGAAACAACTGCCCTGGAGCTGGGTATACAGCATCTATATCAATTCAGCGAGCCGATATATTCAGGGACGATTGATCCTTTCCGGGGTAATTATATGCCGGGCGAGTTGATCATGGTTGACATCCCTGGCCTCAAAATTAGCCAGTACATGAATATTTCTGAGGTATCGTATGATAGCCAGCCGGGAGGAATGCCGACAAACATCACACTTAAACTTGATTCCATCGAGCAGGATATCAGCCACATCCTGAAAGACCTGAACAAGCGGTTGGCCGCAATTGAAAAAATGCAACAGAAAGACAGCCAGAGTCCGCTGGAGAAATACGTTTCGGTGAATGAACCAATGCCTTGGCAGGAAGTTGTAGATGTACCGGGGCCAATACCCGTGCAGGAGTGGACGTGGTGGCGGGAGCAGGTTGCAGCGGTTGTTCCGATCATGTTTCAGGAGCCGGAGTTATGGAGTGAATCTGTATCGATGACTGCTCTAGCATTGCCTTTGCCAGCAGACAATCTATATCCCGGCGATACATTATATCCAGGTTAATGGAGGCGAAACAAATTGAAAGAAACTACAAAATGGATCGGACAATGGAGCCTTGTGATCCATGACAATGTAACTGGCCAGGATGAGGTAATCCTGCTCAGACACAACCTGATAACAGACGACGGGCTGAACATGATGCGGAACTTCCTCAATGGCGCTGTTACCGATGGCAAAATTAAATATATCGCCTTGGGCACCGGCACCACGGCACCAGCCAACGGCGATCATCAACTTGGAGTCGAGCGATTCCGCAAGATCGTCACTAGCCAGACTAATGATCCGGTAACGGCGGGCGAGCTCTACACAGAGCTTTATGTTGCCGACACCGAAGCAAACGCTTTTAAATGCGAGGAGATCGGATTTTTTGCAGGTGCGGCAGCAAGCGCAACAGCAAACACCGGCATCATGATCGCCCGTGTGCTCTATAGTCGGCAGAAGTTAACAACGGAATCCTGGACAATACGACGGACGGATATCATATCGAGGGGGTGAACTGAGTGGCTTTAGGCGATTATGCAAAAACAACTTACGTCAATGGATCAGCACCTGGTATCAGCGCTACACGGTTGAATAATAACGAGAACAAGACGGCTGAATTGGACACGGCCCTTACTACGCATCAGGCGGATTATACGCTACAAGTGCCTTATGCTGGAATAACCACAGGGACAGCAAACACTTATGCAATCGCAACTCCTATAACAGCACTCACAACAGGTATGGCGGTAAGTGTAAAGTTCAACCTAGACAGTACAGGCGTATCGACGCTCAATTGGAATGGCAAGGGAGCAAAGGGGATCAAAAAATCAACAGGGGCTAATGTAACTAATCTAAAGGCAATAGGAATTTACACGATGAGGTATGATGGCACAAATTTTATATTACAGGGTGAAGGGGCAAGTGGTAACGCCATAGCATCCGACCTTCTCCTTGGTAAAACGGCGAGTACGGATGCAGGAGACATTACTGGCACGATACCAAACAAGACAGCTCAGACCTACACGCCGGGAACAATAGTCCAAACGATTACATCGGGTCAATTTTTAGTTGAAACTCAGATAATTTCGGGCGATGATGATCTTATTGCCCCAAATATTTTGAGCGGAGTCAATATATTTGGGGTAGCAGGAAGTGTTGTCGCAGGCAAACAATGGGCAACTGGTAGTGCTTCTGTAACACCAAATGCAACTTTAACCGTTACAGGATTAAGTTTTCAGCCCTCGTGTGTGGTGATGTATACAACGAGTAGTACGAGCGGTACACTATTTTATAGGCGCAGTATTGTAGCAGGATTATCAGGCGATATGGCATTACTTAATGGAGCAGAATATAAATATGGATCAGGAAGTTATATAATGGGAGCCCATAATCTAGCTTACAGTTTTAATCCAACTGGATTTACTGCTACGTGCAACAATGAAGGTTACACTAACACATGGCAATGGTTGGCGTATGAATAATTAAGGAGGACTTGAGATGAATACCCTATTAATTTATGACAATACGGGCTATATAATTTCCCTAATGAGCGGATCAGTTAGAGAGCCTCAAGGAATACCGTTTATATGGGCAGAAATACCAGCAGGAAAACAAATTAAAATTACAGATGGAATAGGTGTAGATGTATCAGTTACGCCGAATGTAGCTACATTGGAAAACATTCCGAAGACGGTTGAAGAAATTAACACGGAGAGAATAGCATCAGCGGAAGATGCAATAAATATGGTCTTAACTATGTTGTAAGGGAGGTGATATTATGTATGGCTATATCTTAAACCAATGGATCATGGCGAGAGTTACTGAGCAATGGGTTATGGACAGAGTACCTAAATTTATTTCTTCTGAACAATGTGCGGTAATCCTTGCCACTTCACAAACTCCTGGAACATTATCTATAGTAGCTTAATTCAATAGGGCAAAGCAGACACCATAGAGGGTGTTTTTTCTTTGCCCTTACAATTTCTTTTGTATTGTGACGTGAAAACACCGTAAAATCCATTTCTGAATAATACGATGTTTGTGTGGGACCATGGATTTCAATTATTCAATTTAGAATCCTCTTTTATAGAATTACCATTCAATAGAATTGATATTGATTCTGCAAATTCTTTTCTAAGATCGTAATACATTTTTGTATATTCTAAAAACTTTTCTTCTTCTAGCGGATCAAAGTTAATTGTATAAAAGAGTACCTCAGATGCTAAAGTTCCGAGTTTATACAAATAGTTAATGACTCCAACTTGTTTTTTTCTATTAACCTCCATGTTATACCATGAAGATAGGCCCGTTGCCATTGCACTAAAAACAAATGCTATAGATTGTCCCACTTGACCCAACTTCAAACCAAGTAAAATAGTAGTACTAGTCATTAACACTATCTGTATTGTCGCCATCCGTCGCCTCATTTTAACGCTTTTCAGTGTTTGTTCAGTTAATGACTTCATAGTTGAATTTATTTCCAGAACTAGATTCTTTAATTTATCTTCGGTTTTTAACGGCAATTAAATTCCCCCTGTGTGTGCTACTTTATTCCTTTTAAATTTAAGAAAATATTATCATTTATCCTTAATATATGGAAATTATAACATATATAGTTACCTATTACGCATTTGACCCATGATGTGTCAGAAAGAGGATTGAAGCATGACTAATTATGATTGTTATTTTGGAACTCAAGAAAGAGCAATAGATTCTTTGTCGATGCTTCTTGAATTTCCAGATCATCCAAGAAAAGAAGTAAGGGACCTTCAAAAAGAAGTTCACCAAATGGGTGTTGTGAAATGGCTTAAAGCTGAATGTACCAATCAAAGATGGTGGGCCGGGATATCACTTAGCAAGAAAAAATAAAGACTGATGATATGCAGCAAAAACATTAGTTATCAGACCGTCTCCGGGCGGTTTAATTACTTTATGAGGGGGTGGTTGAGATTGGATGAAACTCAGGAACAAATTACAGCACGAATAGTAGCACAGGCAGCAACTGCAACGGCTTCGGCTGTGTCAGAGGCCGCTTCGGCTGCGGCCTTGGTGTTAGCAAAGGAAAACGCAACCGTACTGACCACGATAGCGGTACTGGGAACGGAAGTAAATATGATCAAGAATCAGCAGTCCAGCTTTGAATCAGAAGTAAATCGCCGGATGGACAATTTAGATCCAAAATTTGAAAAAATATTTAATAAGTTGGACAATGTGGCTCTTGGCAGACCAACGTGGGCGACATCATTAATTATGGGCAGTCTGTTTAGTTTGTGTGTTGGGTTAATTACCTACGTGTTGGTGGCCCA